GGCCAAACTTGCCAGACGATCGCGGTAAATCTCGTTCGATGTCAGCAGATCGATGCTGTTTTTGTCCTGGGCGGCAAGCAACCCCTGCATCGCGGCCAGGGCGTAATCATCAAATAACGTCCTCATTGTCTTCATTCTCCTACTCCTCATAAAAGTTAAGCTCGGTTTGCACGGGTATTTCCTCCCCAAGCATCTTGATTCTAAAAGGATGACGAAGTTTCCTCAAGGCTTTAGTTTCAACTTGTCTGGCTGCCTCCCTGGTGATGTCGAAAGCGGCACCTGTTTCTTCAAGGCTGTGTTGTTTCGTGCCATTAAAGCCATACCGCATCTTTATGGTCTCTGTTTCTCGCGGGGTAAGGGTTTTTAAGACCTGATGAACCTTTTCTTGTATTTCCTTTTTGTAGACCACGTCCTCAAGGGCCAGAACTTCTTCTTCCCCTCCGTAGCTAAGTACGGACATCTGGTGTTTATCAAGCAGCACACGTCCTGTGTTGATAGTTAGGGTATTCCAGAGTTGTTCTTCGGTCCATAGATCTTCCGGCAACGCGCATAAGTAGTCCAGGATCTTTTGTGCAACAAGTGTAAACGTCCCGTCTGCCTTTAATGGGGAGTCTTTGAGGGACACCAAGCCGTAAACGCTTGTCGATTGAATATTCGCCGCCTTGCAAAACTGAGTAACCGACTTAAACCCAGCGTTTTCGATAGCACTGAGCAATAGGTTGTTTCTTATCTTTATCTCAACGCGGTATTCCTTGACATTTTTCTTATCCATGACTGCGTCCTCTCGCACGTATGGCGTTTGCGTAGACGTAATCAAAGTCCCCGTCAATCTTTTCACACACCTTCGCACACGCTTCTCGTTCCTCAAGCACAGCTTGCTTGATCATAGCTCGCACTTGTGCTTCGTCGTACTGCGTGTCATCGTCATCGTTGCTCATGTGTTCCCCCTTCATGATTCTTGCTTTTTAGCTTGGCTTCTACCGCCAAAATCCCGACGAAGCCAAGACCTCTAAAATGCTCTCTTTCCTCATCCGTCAGCCCAACCCATTCGCCCGTGCTTACGGCAAGTGCTTGTTCCAGCGCGGCGATGACTCCTTCTAGTTTTTGGTCGCAATACACGTCATCCGCAATCTCGTTCAACATATCAAGCGCCATCTGCATAGCTTCTCTGCTCATGCTCTCACCCCCAATCCAAACGGATCATGCCGAGCTCTCACGACCTCGGGCTCACGCTTCTTGTAGGCCCGGTACGCATCCTTCACCGCAAAGCAGCTCACCATCGTTTGCTTCCAGGTCACGTCCTGTCGCTTGGGCCCTTTGGTCTTAACCACCAAGTCATCGCCTGCAAGCTCAACCAGCAACTGGCCAGCACGTCGCGCGGTGATCCTGAACTTTTCCCCGATATGCTTTGCCGCCACGGGATGCTTGAGCCCACGTAAGTAATCAAAAATCAATTGCTTTCTCTTTTCTTTTGACATTATTTTGACCTCACAGGCTTGACTTTCTTCCAATTCCTGTCCTGTGCTTGTTCATAAAAATGAGCCATTCCGCCCATTTCAAGCTTATGCCTTTGATCATGAGCCTCGGTCTGGTAGCGTTCTTTCGCTTCTCTGTCTGACTTTCGTCTATCCGCAGGGACATTGAGCGTCTCCGGTTGATGCTTTTTGAGGTAATCAATGATCACATCGTGCGACGCATTGTTTACTAGCCGTTGCCACATCCCCGGAACGTAAGCCGCCATGAATCTTGATGGTAGGGTGTGCATGTGTCTTTTAAATTGTGGTGTTCGTTTCAGTGCATTGAACTGTTCCCACGTCAGGCCGTGATCATTTGCAAACCATAAACACAGCTTGGTCATGTAGATGTCGCTTAAGGAATGGGTCATTAACCACCTGTCCCACGCTTCTTGCAGATCCTCTTGTTTGACCTCGGCAGCCACCTCACCGATCAGGTCTAACAAAGATCGTTGCTGTCCTTTTTTCATGACGTTGTTCGTCCTCTGATTAAGTCAGAAATCCCCCACCGTGCCACAGGATCTGCGATCTGTGCACAAATCTCGCGCTCCTCTTGCACCATCTCTTTAACAAGCTTGGCCAGTTCTCGATCATCCATCTCATAGACAACCCACTGCCGGTTGATCTTACGTACTTCCTTGATCCCGTGGGCCTTGGCCCGTGAACGAAGCTCCAGGATCAGTTCTCGGTTCTCAAATGACGCCATGCCCTTCATGCCTGCTTCTCACTGCGTGCCAGGAAAGGCGGCGGGTTAGCGAGGTGCTCTGCATCATCGGCATCCAGCATTTCAATGAGCCGTGTTAAATGGCGCACAAGCCGCCACTCGTGATGGTCCAGCGCCACCTTGATGACGTGAACGATAGCTTCATGATCCTTGGTCATAGCGACCTGCCTTGCAGCCGCTCGGCAACGAGTGTGGCGTAGCCCGCAATGTCAGCCCATGAGTCAACGTGATCGGCATTGCCGTTGATGATCCGAGCGATCTTAGTGAGGATCGTGTCAAGTGCTTCAGCTTGATCATCAGCAAGCCGCTTGTTCCTTGAGCCAAGCTCCCTGTAGAGCACTGACTTAAATTCTTGCGCGGTCTTGGCAAGCGCAGCGAACGTGCCGTATTGCAATGCACGCTCTTGCAAGAGCGTATTAACACTCAGCCCCTTGTATTCCATGCCAAAGAGCGCGTCAATTCCAGGTTTGATAGCTTCAGCAATCTGGGCGCGCTTTGACTTCTGCACTGCTTCCAAAACACCCAAGGGCACGACGAGGGGCTTAGGCTTGCGTGGACCAAGCTTACGACCCTTCAAGGGTGACGGTCCTTTGCGTGGACCAAGCTTACGACCCTTGAGCGGTGAGACTTTCTTAACTGCTTCCATCATTACTCTCCTGTTGAAAATAGTGCCTTGTAAAAGGCCCATTTGGCCTTGTAAAAAGTATCCTCACTTGGTGGGATCCAGGTATCGCGTTGTTCGCGTTTAATGTTGACCGTTAAACCGACGCCTCGAAAACAGTACTCAATCGCTTCAACTGGTTGGTTGTCTATGTCTTTTACACCACGCAGATCAAAACGCGTGAGCGTCTTGGCACTTGGTTGATTACGAAATCTTGCCAGTACATCAGACCCGGATTTCCATTGACGTTCTTCCATCTTCTTTCTCCTGTATCAAAAAGGTGCTTCCTCAACACCTTCAAGAACTATACGCCGTTTTTGCTGCTTTTTGTGCCACTGGATGATTTTTTTTCGTTCTTCCGCTGTTCTAAACGGCCATTTCATCTGTTCAGGACTGATAGGAAAGTCAGTCTCCTTTTTCTTTGCGGTAAGCATTGTATTCCTTTAAGAGTTGTTCGTGCATAACGTGAAGCTTTTGCAAACGCTCATCGGTCTCTGCCCAACGCAGCTTCCAAACCCTCATTGCTTCAATGTGGTTAACGGCGTACATAAGAACGCGCGCATCTTCCATGTTGGTCATCTGCTCGGCAATCAACCGTAGACTGTCAGTTAGGTGTTGCATGGCACTTGGTCCTTGATCCGTTGTTCATCATCACTATTCATCACTCTTTCTCCTTTCAGGGTTGTCAATCTTCCACGAGTATACGGAGACGTTCATACGGTAGTGGTACTCCAACGCCCGTATCTCCTGCCGTAACCGATCCATTTTGTTCTGGTAATACACCATGTTTGCGTGCAGCCCTTCGCGCGAGAGCTGCTTGAGTTGTTCGACGGTGCTCAAGGACTTCATCCTCCAAAAGACAAATTGCTGATTCATCCAGGGCATCAAGTACATTGACACGGCCCCGACGACTATCCGTGTGCTTAAGCTCAATCCACACAGAAGAAATATCTACCTGCTCGGGAAGACCTAGCGAAGGTTTTTCTTCCAATAAATCGTACAGCACACTCACCTCAAACGTCAGTGTCGTCGGATACTTTTGCATACATGTCCTCTTTCTCTGTGAACCTGCCTTTGGTGTCCCGTTTCTGTCGCCTGGAAATCTTCTCCTCGGCATAACGCTTCTCAACAATCGCAGCCTTGACAGGGTCAATCTCCCGCAGCAGCAGGAAGTACTCTTCTTCCACCATCATCCCAAGCACACCGCCCAAGGACTGCTTGTAGTGATCGGCAACTTCACGAAGCATGGTGTACTGCTCCGTGCGAATACAAACTACCGACCAGGGCGTCTTACGCTCTGAGGGCGGCGTCTGCGGCTTCTTAACGACACGACGCTTGGCCCTACGTTTCTTGGGCTTGGGCTTTGGTTTGGGTTTAGGTTTTGGAGGATCGACGTAAACGCCCAGCTCACGCTGTTTATTTCTTTGCTGGTAAAACTCTTTGAACGTCGTAACAGGTTTGAATTGGCGAATAGCCTTTTCTTTGGCCTGTTCTTTACGTAGTTGCGCTATAGCTCGTTTGAGTGCATCCATCTTTCTGCTTTATATAAAAATGGGCCACATCGAAATGTGGCCCCAAACTCAACAGTTGGGAGACTGTCGTCAGGAGTGAGGAGTCACCAAACACCTTCCACATGAAATTATGCCGCCTCTCCCCAACTTGGTCCAGTCTCTACATCAACACGCGAAGGCACTTCCAGATCAACGGCAGTGGCCATGATACGAGCGGCTTCTTGTGCTTCTTCGACTGTGTTAACCGACAGTGCGATCTCATCATGCACCTGCAAGAGGATGCGAAAGCCTGCTTTGTGCAGTGCAACCATCGCAGCCTTGGTTTGATCAGCCGCAGAACCTTGGATCAAGCGGTTTAAGCCTTTGTACGTCATCGCACGGCGGATGGGCTGTGGGCCATACTGCGCGGCAGCTTCTTCTTTAGGCAGTGCCTTGTGCAGCCCCCAGGCCACCGGCTCCCATAAATCAAAACGACACTTGCGCCCTAACAGGGTATGAATTGCGCCTTTGGAGCCACGGTGGTTGATCTTGTTCATCACAGCATCGATCGTTCCACGCAGAAAAGGCACTTTGTCATGGAAGGTGCGCATTAACTCTTCGGCCTCTTCGATAGGCAATTCAAGGCTGTTGGCAAGCTTGGCCTTGCCCATGCCGTACATAAGTCCCAAGCCAATGGTCTTAGCCTGCTTGCGTTTAATCCCTGCCAGATCAGCCACCATTTGGTGAAAGTCCGTATCAGGATTGTCGCGGTAGGCTTGGGCCATGTCCTCTGCACCGTTAAGCCCAAGCCGTGTGGCGTAATGCACCAGGAGCCGTGGTTCTTGAGACGAGAAGTCATTAGCCGCCCACAGTTGACCCTGCTCAGGCAGGAAAAGCCCACGCACCATCGGACCGATGATCTCGTGTCTTGCGGGCACCTGCTGGAGATTGGGTTGAGACATTGAAAGCCTGCCTGAAACGGTGCCGCCATCATCCGATCGAATCTGGTTGATATGTGAATGAATGCGCCCGTCAATGACCGAACACTCCAGGTAGGGGCGAAGAAAGGTATTGTGTGTTTTATTAAACTCACGCGCCTCCACAATCTTTTTGCATATAGGATGCGCATGCATGGCAAGAAAGGATTTGGTAAAGCTTGGTGCGCCTTTTTCAGTACGTGGGTACTGGATGCCCAAGTGATCAAAGCCCTTTGCGATGCTTGACGCAGCCCAGATGTCAATCGGATGGCCACAGGCTTGATGAAGCTCTTTGCGGATGTCCTCTTCGCGTTGACGCAGGTCTTCGATCAGCCTAGCGGCGCGATCCCGATCAAAGCGAATACCTTTTTGTGTGAGCTCCATGAGCACAGGAAAAAGCGACATCTCCAGATCGAAGATGGTCGTGAGATTGTCTTTGATCAAATGGATCTTGAACTGTTGCCAGAGCTTCAAAGCCAGTGCAGCATCTTGCTCTGCATACTCGCCCACAAACATTGCAGGCAGTCGCCAGAGCTCTTTCTTTGGATGAACACCAAACTGCTTGGCAGCGTCTTTCAGGCCTTGTTCTGCTTTGGCTTCTTTTAAATAGTCAAAGCCCAACGAGCCTAGGGCATAGCTGAACCGGTTCTCATCGATAAGAGCTGCTGCAACCATGGTGTCAACGATTCGTCCCCGAACATCGAATCCGCTGGCGCGTAGCCAGCCGATGTCGTAGGCTGCGTTGTGCATGATCTTGGTGGCGTCAGATTGCAGAACCCTTCGCATGAAACGCTCGACGACCCCTCGGTCAAGGTTGCCTCCAGCTTCATGCCGAACAGGGAAATAGCCTGACCATCCCTCGACAGCAACGGCGTAGCCAACAATGAAACCATCATTTCTCGGCCATCCTGGTCCGTAAAGTTCCATATTTGGATCACAGGTTTCCAGGTCGAGGGCGATTTCTTTTGCATCGGAGAGATCCGGGAAGGAGATGGGTGGTGTCCACTCCGGTACAGGAAATGTAGCAGAGGGTGTCTTCAATGGTTTCACAATTTAAAAGCTCGATCGTAGTATTGAGGGCGCACTAAATGCAAGGACTTTCTTGTTCTTGTCAGCCCAACATAGAGTAAACGATTGATGTCATCAGGATTACTTTGGTATTCCTGTGCTGATTTAGCGCTTAGATCGGTCAATAAAAGCACATGATCGGCCTCACCACCTTTGGCTGCATGGATTGTGGACAGTTTGATCTGAGGTTTATCCATGAGCCGTGTGCCACGACGCAACAAAGCAATCACGTATTCACGCTTCTCATCAGGAATTTTGGTCAGTGCTTCATGCCAGATCAGCGTAGCTACTTGAGGATTCAGCCCCCATTGCTCTTGCAGGATCTGCATGCTGTAGACGCCGTCTTCTGGCGCATTGGGCAGGCTCTTGAATCCACGTTTCACAGCGTTCGTAGGAAGATAACGGTAGATCTGCTGGATCATCGTAAAGTTAAGTTCCCGGCCATTGCGCAAAGCTTCCCAGCCAAGCACTGCACTCAGAATACCCTCACTGATACTGCGCTGACCAAATCGCTCAAACAACAGCCCCTGGCTCTTGAGCCATCCATGAATGTCATTGAGCATGTAGTTAGCAGAGGCCAACACAAGCCACTCGCCTTTTGACACATCGACCTCAAAGAAATGGTTATGGACGGCGACCTCACCTTCTTCCTCACGCGATAACCAGTCCTTATCCTGGCGATGCTTAATGCGTTTCACGATCCGATTGGCTAGTGCGTGGACCTTGGAGGGCACGCGGTACGATTGTCCAAGCACGAGGATGTCGCCTGGAAAAGTCATGAACGAGTCAACATCGGCCCCGGCCCAGTTGTAGATCGCTTGATCGTCATCGCCTGCCAACAGCACGCGGCTAGAACGGTTAGCGAGATCTCGTACCATGTCCCACTGCAATCGCGATAAATCCTGGCATTCATCCACGATTAACACATCAAGCCTGGGCAGACGGTCAGGCTCAAGCACCATCATCTCTAAGAGATCGGTGAAATCGTAGAGGGAGTTGGCAAGCTTATATTCTTTGTAGCCACGCGCGATATAATCGAAGTAGTGCCATGAGATCGACATGCGGCTGCGGTTATAATGCGTGAGCATGTCAACGCCGCGAATGCGAGCGAGGTTAATTTCGTTTAAAACGGGATTGTCTGCCTTGGTGGTGAAGTCCTCGTCGTTCAAATCCTCTGCGGCAATGACAAGGCTAAACTTCTTGGCGAACTCGTTATAGTTTGCTGCCTTCATCATCTCGCTGCCGGTCATGCCCAGGCAACGGAACGCGAGTGAGTGCAGGGTTCGAAACCACGGAAAATCTTTCTCGACGTTCAAGTGCGGAAAGCGCTTGACGGCTCGTTCTTTGGCCTCGTATGCCGCCTTCCTGGTGAAGGCGAAGTAGCCGATCTTCATGGGCTCGGTCTTTGCTTCTAGCTCTAACTCGACCTGACTTAAAAGGTACGTAGTCTTCCCCGTTCCTGGAGGCCCGAATACTTTCAGTATGCTCACTTTCAATCTCCCCCGGTTTTAAAACGGACTCTCTTTCGCCAATTTAGGTACGTCAAAAGGCGCATCTTGTTTGTTAAAACACGGCACCGACCATGCGCGAACGGAGCGTCCTTTAAGAAACAAGGACACCGGCTCACCGCTAAGATCACGTAAACGCTGCGCCATCTTAGGCGCTGTCATGCCCCGGAAGTTATTACGCGAGAGGTGGTCCTCAAGATCCTTAATGCGGAAGTACACGCGTTGTTCTTCTTCGTTCGTCCAAGGACGACCCAAGAGCAATTCATCACGGTCCATGGCCTGTTGCATGTGCGTGGTAAATTCCTCCAGCAGATCAACAAAGCGTCCACCAAGCGTGGTGTCTTCAGAAGCCTCGTGGATCTGTTCTAGCTCGACCATCTCGCGCAACAAGCTGTTGAGCAGCTGCTCCCAGTCCTGTTTGCGTAGCGTCGGGGGTAGAAGGTTGATCCTCTCCATGCACGCTTTTTGGAACGCCGCTTGGTTGTAGAGGCTCTCCGTATCAAGCTCAACGCGCCTGCCGTTGATATCCAGGAACCACAGTGGAGGCTCGCTGTTGTACTTGGAGAGGGCAGACATTTGAGGAGCATCAGGGCCATCGGCACCAATGCCAAACTTGCGAGTGCGGCAAAGACCAGCATTACAAAAAGACTTAATCGGCGCATCTTTACACTTGTACTTATATTCTTTCTTGTTGTGTTGTTTAACGATAACCTGAAACTCTTGCAGCCCTAACGGCGGCTCAAAATACTTCTGGTTATGATCCATGAGCTTGTCTTCCCAATTCGTAGGGAAGGCGCGCTTGAGGTAGATGCCGACGTTAAAAAGGCCGTTGTTCCTTGTGCCTTCAGGAAAGCCCTGTGTGCAAAGTGCCTGGAGACATGGCGGACCATCCTTAATCGGCTGCTCGACCTTGGCAGGCGCATTGGGTATGTCCAGCGGTGGCGTCTGCGCGTTGGCCTCATAAAGCTCGTAGAACTCTTCAAGCGTAGCCGCTGTGCCATCGCTCTTAATGGCATAACGCAATGTTTCGTCACTGCCGTGATAAGGCAGGTTCAGGAAGTTCCCTGTGTCACCGCGATCAACAAGGATCTCACTTTGCTTAGGGAAGATCTCTCGACCTGACTCACCAAGCATGGCGGCAGCAGCACCCAAGTAATGACGCATGTCGGCTGCGGGAACCGGCATCTTGGTGAAAAGGAATACGTGTGCGCCACCTGACTT